TTTCTTAATGGAAGATTTGTGCCTAATACATTTTGTTTTAAATTGATTCTATTTGAAATAGAAGCTGTGTCAACTTTTCTTAAATAAGGATTAAGCATTGATGTTGTATCAGACCTTCTTAAATATTTAGAAAGCATTGTTGCAGTATCAGATATATTGACTTTTAAGTTTATTCTATTTGATAATGATGCTGTATCTGATTTCCTTAAATATCTTGATAGCATTGCAAGCGTATCAGTTTTCTTTAAATAAGGTAATAATATTGCAGCAGTATCAGTATATTTAACTCTTTGGTTAATTCTATTTGATAATGATGTAGTATCTAAATAAGTACCTGTTGAAATTGGTGTCCATCCATTAGACCTTGTCCATTGAAATAATACATTATTACAAGTGTCAATGGCTATCATTCCATTTTTAATGTAATCTGTAATATTAGGAACTCCACAAAATGAAGGGATATGCAAAGTTGAATCAGTTGAAATCCTGTTAAACTTATATCCAAACTGTGGCATTACTTGATAAACTTGTCCTTTAGATGACAAGACAAAAAATGACAAGACAATAATTGTCAAAAACTTAAGTCGGTATATTACACGCATCATAATTTGAAACTATATTTATGTTTAAAGTTAATGTTACACCTGAAAGATATTCCTCAAATTTTTCTGAAACTGCATCCCATGAAATAGAATCAACAATAGTCCATGGATTATTTTTTATTCTTAAAAAACTAACAATATCAGCAGCAATAGAATGTTGATCCGATGTTACCTCTGTTTCAAATTCACCTTCTACGCCTGACTTATCTAAGAACCAAAAAGTAATAGTATAAACTTGCTCACGACCTGAATTGAAAGAACCATTATTTATAGCGAATAAAGCAGCAGGAAAAACAGGCTGATTATCCCAATTTATCCATTCTATTGGACTTGCAAACTTTACTGTATTTATCATCGCATGACTTTCCAGTAGGTTTGTTATTCTTGTTGTTAGCTGTTTGTAAGTCATTAAACTTTTCTTTTACTTTTTGTAGATACTCTTTTTTGTACCCTTTACTCATAAATTAATTATATAAGAATGTAAATAATTCACCGGGATAAGCTATATCGCCAGTAGGTAAAGTAACTACCTTATCATTAATTTGAATTTTACCTGTGTCTGATGTAGTTGAATTTACTATTGTTTTATTTAATCCACTTCTAAAAGCAGATATAACAATTGCATTAGAAAGAGAATTTACTACAAAACTTGATTCTCCACCTGCAGCAGTATAATAAGCTACTTTTAAAGAAGTAGAACCACCTGAACCTGAGCTAATAGATTGATTCAACCATGTTCTTCTATTCTCATCAGCACCACCCAAATAAATAGGACTTGTATAAACTTTCTTTTCAGGGAATATTACATCTAATCCCATACCATAATTTAAATACTCATAGTAAAGTTTATAATTCTCTTGCAGATATTTAACCATTCTATTTGAGTAAAATTCAGCCATTGATTTATACTTCTGCTCAATCAATTCCAAATCTGCTCTGCTTGGCGTAACTGAATCATCGGAAGTTTTCTGTAAGAATCCTTTACTAAATAACTGATAACCCATTGACATTGGTAACATACTCATAGTATACCAAATCAAAGTATCAGTAATATAATCATCTATTAATACTATTTCATAAGGATTTAAATCTCCATTAACAACTCCTAATTGTAATCTTTTATAAAGCGTACTTCCTAAAACAGGCTGAATAAACATATCTCCTGCTACCTTAACCATTGGGAATATCTGTTTTCCGTCTATATTATTAGATGCTCCTGTTCTTTCTTTGAAAGTTTGTTCAGTTATGAATAGAATATTTTTGCTCATTATTGTTTTCTTTTAACTATATTAACCATCCAAATGTGCCTGCAATATGGTCTGTGTTCCCCATCAGGCTGAGTAAACCATCCTCCCCTTCTATCCCATACTGAATAACCAACTCTTTCGCTTATTTTCTCTATATCTTGTCTTGAATAGAATCTATCTAACTGCATCAACTTTGCACAAAATGGTCTGTTTCTACTATCCTGTGGACCTTCGTAAGAATATCTTACAAGAATGTCAGTAACCTTACTATCCTTTCCAGGTAGTTCAGATACAGTTTTATTAGGAATCCTTTCAATTTGTACATCAGTTCCGACTATCGTTTTTTTTTCAGTAATTATCTTTCTTTCCAATAGTTTGGAAATGATATCTTCTACATCGTTTTTAGAGCGCTTTAATGTCTTTGCAATTACTTCAGGCGTACTTAGTCCATCCTTTGTAATTAAACTCAATACATCGGCTTCTAATTGCGTTAGAGGACTATCAGCGAACTCTTGATAATCTTTGAAAGATTTAGTTTCTAATATTTCATAGTTTAAACGACCTTCGCCTACTAAACTAAATTCCTGTAGTAATAATTCATCATGGTCCATACTGAACTTTGAAATCTCATCATCAGTTAAAGGATCATTATCCACTCCTAAGAAAGTATCTACATCAGAATCATTAAATCCAAATCCATTCTTAAGCATCAAGGAAGCCTGTTGTTTATTTAGTTTGCCGTTTGCGAACTGCCTAACTATACGCATTACATTTTGATATTGCCTACCGGAAAGATTCTTTAATGATTCGTTCATTGGTACAGGCTGAACTTCTGAAGGCTTAATTACTTTTTCAGTTTCAGGATTAACGACTACTACCTGACCATCTGAAGTAACCTGACCTGCTTGCAATGGTTCTTTACCCATTAATTCACGAATCTCATTTTGAGTAAGATTAGCAGCTATGATATTTTCAGTAAATTCAAACTTTAAAGGTTCTACAGGAACGATATTAAATTCACCTTTCTCACCTTTAAGATTTCTGAATTTAGTAAAGATGGTTTCCATCTCTGATTGCCTTTCCTGAACGTATGTATTATTAAAGATTTCATAAGCATCTCTAATCTCATTCCTGCTTCCTAACTGTCCTTCTGTTTTAATACCAAATAAAGATGGACTTGTTACCTGATGCGAAGCAAATATTTCTTGCTGAACTAGGTTATTTACGTTAGTAAAATCCTCCTTTGTAAGCATTGTCGTTCCCAAGTCCAATATATCAGCAGCATTATCTTTGCTCTTATTGAACATGATAACTACTCTGCTACCTGAATCTCCTGTAAATTTCTTTAATAATCCCCTTTCTACTTCTCCCTTATTTTCTTCTCCTATTGGATCGCCATTATTTAAATTAACGAGTTTATTAGCAACCCATTGCTTTTTAGCGTTTCCAAGTATGTGCCTTGAAATCTCTATATCTGATTCTATATAATTTAAACCCTGAAAATATGAAGGCAAAGGATAAATATCTGAAGTAGGATTGTATTCTTTGTAATAATAAATCTGACTTCCTGTAGGATTGTTTACATTGAAAGCATCATATTCACGAGGTTTTTCCTTAAAGTCAGACCAATTGTCTTTAACGAAATACTTAGTTAAATCTTTGCTTACCCTTACTTTATGAAACTCTAAATGGTAAACTTCGCTTACCTGTTTCATTCTGTTCCATATAACTTGCAAATAAAACCCACGATATAACTCATCGTCCTTAATGCACTTCTTCATTACATCGTTCCAACTATCCTTACCATTGGCTGAACCTGGGACTTCAAAGCCCTTCCCATATATATAATTGCATTTGCCTTTAATGATTGCTCCATGCTTAGGAGATTCATTATAAAGTTCTAACAAATATTCGGGATAATTATTTAGCTCTCCAAATTCCACATAGCCCTTAGATTTCTTTTCAGTAAATCTTGGCTGCTGTGCTTGGTCAAACTGAAGAACTATATGTTTGTAGTTATCCATTGTAAGTGATAAATGTGTTTGATTGTTCGTTATATGTTGTAGGTTCAAATACTATAGCTGAATTTAGATACATATATCCATCCTCAACTTGATTTAATCCTGTTGGATCAGTATTAGTAGAACTTGATTGCTCATATATTTCATAAGTCCACATACCAGTTTCACTATTTAAAAAAATGCTATCTACATCTAAAGTAAAAACATCATACCTTAAAGTAGTACTTGTATTAGTTACTACAAATTTAACTACTTCTTGCGTAACTCTATTGGTAAAAATAAATAAAAAATAGGGATTGCTCAGCAATGCTGATTCACTCCCTGTAAAGTAAATATTTTTGTATTCTCCTTTAGTTATTACAATCATAGTCATTAAAAAACCTCCGACTTTTTAATCGGTCGGAGGCTTAATATTTATTTTTATTTATTAAGTGCCTGGCGTTTCTAACGCTGCTGCTACTGCTGAACTTACTACAAAGAAATCTTCAGTTTCCATAGATGAGAATTTAAGCATTGCTCCATTACGATCGCCGGGAGCAGTACCACTTGAATTTTCTGTAGAATCCATGAATAAGCCATATCCTTTACCATACATACGATAAACTCCATCCATTTCAAGAGTAACAAAGTTCAAACGATTCTTTGCTAATGTAGTAATGATATTTCTTACTGTTGCTGTTCTTGAGTTAATAGGGAAAGTTACTTCATGAGTATAGTAAACGCTACCATTCTCTAAAGAACCTGTCATATTTGTAGAAGCTACAGCAGTTCCTCTTGGAACTTCAAACTTATAGAATTTTTTACCTGATGCTTTAGTCATAGCAGTAACAGTACCTGAAGAATCAATTACTGTACTATTACCTGAAGCATTTAATAAATTTGCTGATTCTGTAACCCAAATAGCTTGGATTCCTCCTATATTTTCTCTGCAGTCAATTACGTATCCTGCATTTATTACACATGCCATATATTTTAGTTTAAAAAAAAGGTGGTGTTTATTGCACCACCCTTTTAAGTTAAAGATTATTATTAATTAGATAGCTGCGATAAACTTTACACACTCTGAAGTGAAAGCTACATCAACACCTACTTTAAATTCTGCACGGAATCTAACGTCATTGTTATCTTCGCTATACCACAATTTGTAGTTAGTTTCTTCAGCTTCTAAATCAACTCCGATAGCCATGTTAGAAAGGCTGATAGCATAAGCATCTCCTGTTCCGTTCAAACCATTTACAGGCTCAACTTTAACGTTAGTACCTGGTAAGATGAAACCTTCAAAGTTAGCATCTTGTGGATTGTAAGAGAACAAATTTAATGCTCTGTAAGCCAAAACTAATAATCTGAACCAATCGTAACCTACGAAGATTTTTACATCTCCTTTAGCCATAACCTCAGCAGGAATAGCTTTGTAGATACCTTCAGTAGCAGCCACAACATTTGAACCAAGTATAGTAGCTATTGCAGAACCAGTGATCCCTGTGTAACCTGAAGCATTTGCATCTATCGGAGAACCTGCAGCAATCAATTTCTGAAGTCCGTTAAATTTATTCAAGTTAGCAGTACCACTACCTGAATCTCCCTGCCATATTGCAGTTTCTAATTGAGCAGCAATACGAGCATTTTTCTTAGCAAGATAAGCAGCAGCAAAATCAGCATTACCGAAATCTTCGTAAGTAGAACCTGCTCTTAAAGCTTCCATTGTGTAGTAAGCCTCCAAATCTTTAGGACAAATCTTCTCTTCTATTTTAATCCTTCCAGGAACAAGTGTTCTTTGAGAAAAAGAAGTAGTACCTGAAGGGTCAAAAGTACAAGATCCACTTGCAAATACTGCATCTGTGTCCATGATAGGAAGTGCAGTAGGTCCTTTTACACCAGTCAAAACTATACCATTATCCATGATAAGTTTCTGAGTTTTTGCTCCGATTACTGCCGAAGTCAACAAAGGCTGAACAAGTTGTTTAGTATATGAACTTAAGCCTGTAAATGATAAAGCCATTTTATTTAATTTTTATTTGTTAATTAATTGAATAGAACAGAATAGTTTTTATCTGTTTTTTCTTCTTTAAAATTGTTTGTTGTTTTTACTATTGGATCAGCAACACCTGTAGGAGTTTCTGCAAGAGTTTGAGTTAAGTTCAAAAGTCCTTCAATTACCTTTGTAGCTTTTTTAAGTTTAGCTTCGTAGTCAGCAAATTTAGCTTCGTAAGATGCAAACTTTTCGTTAGTAGTAGATTGAAAAGCCTCAAATAATTCTTCCATTTTTTGCTTCTTACCCATATCTTCAACCATTGAAGGAGCAGAAGCAGCAGGAACTATAGCAGTAATTGCTCCGTTATCTCCAACTGAAATAACAGTTCCATCTTCTAACTCATGATCTCCAACAGGAGCAGGTTGTCCTTGAATGGTAACAATTCCACCAACTGACAATTCTGAAATTTCAACTTCAGTACCATCTTTTAATTTAGCGATTGTAGGCACAATCATTTCAGGAGCATTTGGATCTATAACAGGAGCATCTGCATTATTGACTAATTCACTGAATGTCAATCTTAATTTTTCTATGATTTCTTTTGGTGTCATACTATATAATATACTTTTGGTTAAATAATTACATTTAAAAGTTCCGATATTTTCTTAAGTGCTTGTTCTTCAGGTGTTAATGTCTTTGTTGGTTCATCGTAATCAAACATTCCTTCTACTGAAAAACCCTTTAAAAAACCATCTTTAATATTCTGCCATACTTCTGGATTCTCTACATAGAATGAACCAAACCATGATCCATCAGCAATATCTTCAAATCCTTGCATTGGCATTATTCCTCTTTTCTTATCTACGATAAAAGATTCAAACATTGTGCAGCCATCTATAATCATTGTAGGATCATGCATTAAATTAACATGATTCTGATACTTCTTTTTAGCAAACTTGATAGCTATTTGTCTGATAGTTTCAGCAGAGAAAGTAACGTAATGTTCTCCAAACTTTTCATTGTTACGATAGATAGGCATATCTGCGACCATTAAAGGACCTGATATAATATGTTCATCTTCGCTGATTATCTGAAATGATTGAAAGAATTTAACGCCTATGCTTCCCAATTCTTTAACTACATCAGCATTATTATCATGATGTTTAGCTATTCCTAATTCTTTAATCTTTTCAATCTTTGCCTTATTGCTACCTGTGGCATAAACTCTTGACTCAGGTATTCCCAATTCTTTGGCAACTGCTAACATCCCTGCTTTGTCATTTCTTGCAGATATGATATAAACTGCATCTCCATTAGAAATTAATCGTTTTGCTAATGATTTACCTCTGTCAGTTGATAATGTATCATCGTAATCAATGCTTACTTTAACTCCTGCGAAATGCTCATCCCATAATGAATTACAAATGGCTACAGCTTGTTCAGATGATTTACCTTCATCTATTACATATTTTATGCACCTTGGTAAAAACTCATCTTTATGCTCTCCATTAGATGGATTAATAAATTCCTCTTTGAAAGCTAAGAAATCCTTCTGTATGGCAGGAGCATCTACTAAAGCCACATAACTTACCTCAGAATCATCATTGAGATTTTCGCTTATTTTTAATTCGTAAACTGGAAGTTTCATATTATATAATATACTTTTTGTGATTTAATTACTTTATCCTTGCTGCTCTATTTAATCTTTCAATTCTTTCCTGATTTCCTGATACATCAGATTCTAAAACAAAGGCTTGAACTGCTGCACTACCTGCTGCGTTAATCTGTGCTTGTTGTAATGCTGTTGATCCCATTTGTGGACCGATAGGAGCAGCTGTAGTAGGCATAGGAGGAGGAGAAGGAAGATTTAAATTCCCACCACCCTTAACTCCTGATAAAACAGATTTAGCTTTTGCTGCTGCACCTAAAACTGCTGCAATCTGAGTAGCATAAAATATTGGGAAAGCAAATGCTGCTCCAGGACCTGTTGCCTTTGCTGATTTTTGAGCAATCTCTAATCCTTGTATGTAACCCGTTGCAGTTCCAATTGCTATTTGTGCTATTGCTAATCCTTTACCTACTGCTGTTTGAGCACCAACTAATTGAGAAAGAGAACCTAAGGCATCTGCATAAATTGATATTAATTGCCTTTTCATTATAGTTTCTGCTTCTGCATTTGCTACTCTCCTATTTGCCTCTGCTATTTCATTTTGACTTCTATTTTCTCCTAATAATTTAAGCGTATTATTAAAATTATTTGCATTTGCTATTTGCCTATCTTCTCTTGCTTTTCCTAATTCATTTTGAACATTATCTAATTTATTATAAAAATCAATATCATCTTGTTTCTTTTTTTCATTAGCTTGATCTCTTTTATTTTTTTCATTTGCAGCAGCATCATCTATTTGCTTTTGTCTTTTATTAATATTTTCTTGATTTTTTGCTAATCTATCTGCATCTGCTTGTCTTATTTCATAATCAGCCTTATCTCTATATGCTTTTAATAAAGCCTGAGTTTCACCTTCTTTTCTTGTTTTATCATTAGCTAATTCTAATTCATGCTTTTTATATTCTAAATTTGCTTTTATTTTACGCTGAGTAAATTCATCATATTTATAACCTTGAGAATCTAAAAACTCATCTGTCTTTTTAATTTGCTTTTCAGTATCTTTTATAAATGATTCTTGTGCTCTTTTAGCATCACTTGTTACTCCTATAAAATCAGTAATTTTATTTATAAGTTTACCTACATAATCAGTAACACTTTTTAATCCTGGAATAAAGTTTAATACTGCTTCTTTTACTTTATCAAAATTAGCAACTAATAAACCAACTCCAACTGCTAATGCACCTATTCCTGTAGCTATTAAAGCACCTCTTAACGTTGTTAATGAAGTAATTACATTTGTTTTAATAACTCCACTTAGAACCTTGAAAGCATCCTTAGCTTCTAATACGCTATTGATACCCTGACTTAATGCCATTGCTCCCTGAACTTTAGCTAATGTCTTTGCTAAATCTTCTGACTGATCTCCAAATAAAGCTTGTGCGCCTTGCAAAGCAGAAAAACCACCAACAACACCACTAATGGCATTACTGAATGATTTGAACTTAGCATCAGGATTAAAGGCATCTGTTAATAGTTTTGCATCCCCTATAGCATCCTTTAACTCTGCTGCTTTCTTTGCTGCCTTCTGTGCTGCATCTGAAGTCAATCCGAATTTATCAGCCATCGTAGCAACATCTGCTTGTGCTTCTCTTAATTGTGCTTTTAATGATTTAACGCTACCTTCTGCACCTGAAGCGTTCATCGTTGCTTCTAACGCTATAACTGTCTTTGCCATATTTTAATATTGTGTATAAATAACTCTTAATAATTCAACTGTGCAGATATCTCCTGCACTATAATCAATAATCTTTTGTAATCTATATAAAACACCATCTACAAAAATGAACTTTCCAAAGTCAAGATTGTAAATATCTTTCTCTAATAACTTAATCTTTGCAGTTACTAATCGTGAATCTTTATCTGTAATCTCTGCCATGTATGAACTATAATAAGCGTTAAACATATTATTTTGTAGTCCACCTGTAACTAAAGTAAAGTAAAGTTCATTAGTTGCTCCAAAATTTATATCTGCGTTTGGAGCATCAGGACTATCAAAATGTCCTGCATAACCATATGTAGTTCCACTTGATAAATTAGTAACACCATCTAATATTTTCCAACTTGTAATTCCTGAAACTGGCTTACATTGCATTATTCTAATATTAGAAGAAATCGCTTCCTCATTTACTCCTTTTGTAACTCCATCCCATTTAAAAATAACCGGAAGTATTTTATCTTCTCCACTCCAACCAATTAAAGGACTTGCAGAAAATATAACTTCGCTTGATGATGAATCTTTTGCAAAATCTAATTTATTATCAAAAGTCATATCTCCATAACCTTCATTATATTTTTTCTTATAAAGTTCATTATAGTAATCAGAATCAGATTTAAACTTGAAATTATAATAACGAGAATTAATTTCAGACATTGGCTTTATCTTAATTACATTATTTCTATCTATTTTATTGGTCCAATCCTGATATGTAGTTCTATCTAAATTATAAAATCCAACCCATGGTTCTATATTTAATCTTCTGTCAATTAATTTATCTTCTGTAACCATAAGGTTAAACATCTTAAGTATAGATGTAAAAAAATCCTTTTGAAGTATATTTCTTGGAATAGCATCATTCACTTTTAATGTATCATTTAATGAATATTCTAAAAGTCCTGCTGGAGATTTATCTATTTGTATATCAATTCCATCAATTACATGCTGAGCATTTCCAAAAAAACTTTCTCCTTTTTGAACTATTAATACAAATAAAAAATTATCTCCATTACTTAAAGATGTTATTAAGTTATAATTAAATCTTCCTGGTTTAAATGATCCAAGTCCATTTAAAGTTTCAACTATTGTAAAATCTTGATATCCATTTGATGTATTTTTTCTCAATACTAAACGTGCGTTTCCAAAATTTGAATTATTTGTATGTATAGCAATTGACATTGAAATATTTACAGTACAATTTGAAAGAGCACTAAAATATGTACTTGAAATAAAATTAAATGAAGTTAATGAAGCTGAATTAAATGTAACTATAGTTGTCGTTTCTTGATTTCCTGATGTTACTGTTTGAGATGTGTTTTTTGTTGCAGTACCATAAGAACTTAAATTATACTTATAAAGTAATTTGTCATTATGTGGAATTATTAATCTTGTAAAAAAATCAGATTTGAAAAAATTTGAATTATAAGTATATCCTGCATCTCTTACTATTCTAGTGATATATTCTTTAACAAATAAAGCAGGTCTAAATGTTTTATATTGGTAATCTTTTTTATTAGTAGATTGATTTCCATAGTCAATTAATGGATAGTAATAACCATATCCTCTTTTAGTTACTGCAATTGTGCCACTTGTATTTTGACCTGTAGGAAAAGATGTAGTTATTACAATAACAGTTTTACCTTCATTTGCATCATAAGTTACATTATCAATAATATAAGTTCCATTATTTGTTCCTCCTGAAGTTCCTGTTATCACTATTGAATCTCCTGCCTCTAATTGATAAAAATCATAAGCGTATATATAAAGATATTTATTAAAGAATGTTAATTCTCCTACTCCTGCAGTTCTTGAAAAAGTTTTAGATAATGACCAGCTGTTTTTAATATTTGCAGCTGTATAAGTATGTTGATAATTATTAAAATCTAAATCTTCTAATTTTTTATTTGCTAATTTATTTATAAACCCTCCCAATTCCCCAAATATAGCAACCTCATATTCTATAGATTCTCCATCAATAATTACTTCTAATAACCTAAGAACTCCTTTAATTATAGTTAATCCATTAGATTGCAATAATGCTTTTGCAGATTTAGAAGCATTAAAATTATATCCTACGTTAGGACCATCAGAATAAAAATTACTATTTGAGAATTGGAATATATTTCCAAATAGCCTATTATTATTAGCTGTGCCTGGTATTATTAACGTCTTGCTAAATGATGTAGCTTTAGCGTCTAAGTTCTTCAAATCATCTACTGCATAAGTTATCTGATGACTTAAGCTATCATTAATATCTAACTCCTTATTCTCTATAAATAATCTTATCATAACTTATCTTTGAAATCCGTAGCGTTCTTGATTTAATTCAATATCTAATTCTAATACTCTTAGCCCTTGCACATTGTGTTTAATGTACTCGTAATTAGTATTCTTAATCGTTACCGGATAGTAATTACTATCTATCTCCATATAAATTTGTGGACTTGTCATTAACTCAGCTAACCAAATATATTCAGCATCTGTCATGAAGTCCATATTTAACTTATAAGTCCAATTAGTTTTAGAAGCATAGTTAATCTTTGATTCATAGTAAACATTGTTTGAATCATAGAATCCTACTGATCCAGTATTAAACTTCTTATTAAGTTTAGTGAATGACTTTCGCTCTGTATCTAAGTTTAACTTTGAAACAAGATTGAAAGCAGCAGTATCAAACATCCCATACTGATTGATAAAGTAAAGATTGTAAGGTGTGTAAGTAGGATGACAATCTAAAACTACTCTGAATGTAGCAGGTTGATTTCCATCGTTATAATAAAAAAATACATCATAATAATTTGTATTTGATGTAATTAATGTTGATCCATAAGCAGCATTAATTGTTTTAGGTCCTATATCTAATTGCCAGAATGTTGTTGATAAAAAATCATTATAATTAAATTCATATTGCGATCCATTAAGAACTATTTTTAATGATATAAAATCTGATGTTACATAATTAGCCAAATAAGGAATCAATAATTTGCTATTAAAATCACATTTACCTGTCAATGGTCTATTAGTTAGCCATTTATCTACGAATGAACTTATTGTTGTTTGTCTACGTTTAAATAATGATGGAGCATAATTATATGTCGTTACGTTTCCACTTGCTAAGTTTAATGTAGTTATTCCTGAATAATCTTCTCCTACTCTTATATTATAAGTTTGAGTAACTTTATCTGTAGCATCAAGCAAAAAATTATTATTACCATTAACTGGTTTAAACCAATCATAAGTAATCTCATTTCTTACTACAGGTCCTGCATCAAAATAACCTTTACCATTCGTAGGATCAGGATATACTTTACATCTTACTAATTGATTCGCTCCATTGTAAACATCAAAAACAAACTTAAAATCTGTTTGTCCACTTGCTGTAGAACTTGCTATAGTCCATAAATCATCCTGAACTGATGGATAACCTGAAGGATTTATTAAACTTACTGACATACTAATATTTCTTTTTATTTAACGATTCTAAATTTATCTTAACATCTAATCCTAAAGCCTCTCCCATCTGTGCCTCAAAGTCAGCGAATACGCTTGTAATAGTATCAGTAAAGTAGTTTGTCTTTTTAATACCATACTTTTTAATCATGTATATTAAATTATCTACTTTTCTATCTATCAATGATTTCTTTTCTAATCCTATTCCCCTCGCTTTATCATTTACTGTGCTGCTTACCTTTGCCTTCCCTGATTCAATATATTTCTTTATACTCTTACGCCCTTCAGCGTTCATTCCGTAGTTCTTAAACTTATAAGGACTACCTGAAGCGTTTCTTGAATTTCTTACACCCTGAACACCCTGATTGACAAAATCATAATAATCCAACATCTTGATAGTTAATGTCTTTCTATCTTGGCTCATAGATGGAAAGATATTATCAGCCAAAGCACCTGATGAAACTATACCTTTCTTTCTTATATTCTCAGCTAATACCTTAGCAAATTCAACACCATATTGCTCTAATAAATTAGTGGCAACAAATATTTCAAACTTGTCGCCTCCTACTCTATCTAAGAAACCGCTACTTATTGCGTCTTGCTGTGCTTTTCCTAAGTTCGTTGGCATCCCATTCTAATTTTAGTTTTAAGTAAGTCAAATCATTTAAGAACTGAATTACTGGTAATTTCCAAACTGAATCTAAACTGATAAATTCAAATTCTGATACGAGTTTGGCATTATAAATCCATCCGAAAGATTTCTGAAATTCGTCATTGCTCTTTTCAGTTCCTCCTTCTTCTCCGTCTGATCCATTAAATAGGACTCCAAACTTAGAATTGAGTTCTTGAAAAGAGCGTAAAAAAAAACCGCTGAATGATAACAATGTTTAAAATCTGCTTGTAACATATCATCTGCAATCTCCTCATGATTCATAGCATCGTATTCTAAAGGCTTTAGTCCTTTCCAAGTCCACTTCATTGGAACTACCATCGTAGCCATTAGCTTGTGCAGATTATCTAATAAGTCAACTCCAAAAGTAGCAGTTTCAACATACCTTCCTGCATCTAATTTTGATACATCGTAGTTAATCCAATACCACCTTCCATTAGCTTTAATAAGATTCTCAGGTTTCCCTTTGTTTAGGTCCACCATCATAGATTCAAAAGCCTTCAGTACATCAGCACATAATCTATTGAATTTCTTTACTTTCATTCTATTAACTTCAAATTCTGACTTTCCGGTAAGAACCTGAACAAACATAATTGACTTATCTAAGTCATCAATGGTCGTTTTGTTAATTTCGTTAATCTGTTGAAATTGTTTAATCGTTAATTTCATACTATATAATATACTTTTTAGTGGTTAATTCTATGATAATTTTTAAATATGTATTAGATATATCTATAAATGCCTGAATATTTGTGTTCATTTTTACACTTTACTGCAAGTGCTAAAGCGTTTACGCAATCATCGTGATACCCATTAGGAGCATTGTAGCGAACTCCTGTAGCTGTATATTGATATTCAAAGATATCTAATTCATCTTTTATAGGACCTTCAGGGAAAGCTATTTGATTATTGTGGATAGATGAGGATAACAATTCCATCAATTGCTGCTTTGATGTAGATGTATATTTGAATCCATGCATTGAGTTAAAGTTTTTTTGTAGGTCCTCAGTAATAGCATCTCCTACGCCTGTGCTATCTATCATTACAGGCTTACTTCTGTCAATAGTTAATATAGTTTCCTTTGTCTGCTTCCAATCCTTTTGGAATCGATTAAAATAAGCTACATGACCATTAACATCAAGTCCTATTATGACAGTCCAGTCAAATGACTTCGCCAAATCTATTCCGTAATAAGCAGCAGGTAAGTTTGATATAGGCTTAATACATTCAGTTATTTTATTAGTTCCAAATGGATTAGCTGCGTTCTCCATTGGATTCGCCATGTACTCTTGCTCAAATACTGCTTCAGGAAGTTGCCTTCTTGCATCATCAATCTCATCTTTGTCAATATAAGGATTATCGTAAGTAGAGAATTTAAAGGACTGCCAATCTTCACCTCCTTTCATGAATAGCGAATAGAAATAGTTTTTACCTTTAGGCGTGCTGACAAACAATGCCCTACCTTTATAATCTGTCAAAGTAGGTCTTATTGAGTTTAGCCAACCATCTTCCAGGTTAGGAATAAATGAAGCCTCATCAATAACTACAAAGTGAAATTTGCGACCTCTTAAATTATCTAATCTTTCTCCGGTAAAGAACTCAACTGATCCTTTAGTAGGGAATGATATTATCAGGTCCGACTTATTGTTTTCAAATGGAATAACCTGCGTAAGTTTCTCAAAGAATGTTTTAGCAAGTTTATAAGTAGGAGTTATGTATGCTACATTATAACCTATTAATGCGTTTGATATTATCTCAATCTGTGAAAGTTCTGATTTACCGAATCTCCTACCACACATAACAACTCTAAACCTTGCTGAGTTGTCAAGGATTACTTGTTGATTTATATGTGGTTCAGGAAGTTCAATACGCATTAATTAATCTTTTTTAAATGCTTCTTGATAGTATTGGTCTGATGTTTTCCCATCTGATTTAATTACATCTTTGTTTCTATTATCCCAAGCATTTTTAATTTCTTCTTTATGCATTTCTACTGCTTGTTGTTGTAAATGGTCAAGATTAGTAATTGATAATGGCTTGTTCCCATCAAAATAACCTTGCCTAAGCATTTCTTCTACTAACCATTCAATTGATGTCATAATTAATCTTTTTTAAATGTTTCTTTATAGTATTGTTCTGCACTTCTTGTAGAAAAAGAATCTATACCATCTTCCCAAGCATCTATTATCTCTTGTTTGTGCATTTCTTCTACATTATAATAAAAGTTATGTAGTGTAGTTAGAAATTCCCTTATGTCGATATCTCCATTTGCATACATATGAAATAGCTCTAAAGCTTTCTTTTCATACATTTGAATTGATGTCATAAGTTTAAATTTATTTGTGTTTTATTACTATTAATACCATTATTTAATTATAAATACTCCGATGAGAGATTTTACTCTTATTCAATTAACAAGCGTATTAGTTACTCTCGTACTGACACAAAGGTCAGATGTTCGTAATGACTACTCAGTAGCTCCACATCAATCGGAGTTATTAGGACATTTAACCTGTGCATGACTTGAAGTCCATTCTGAGAGGTATTCCTAAATATATTAGAATGGCAAATCTGCAGTTTCAGATTTAACTTGTTTTGATATTATTGATGGATGAATACCCTTCGCTTCAAAAGTGTCAAGTTCAATGTAGAACTTACCTTCCTTAGATTTCTTTACTTCAAGATTAACCCATCCTTTCTTTTCTTTAGATTTCAGAAAATTAATAGCCTCATCTACTTTAAATGATAGTTTACCGATAGCCCAGTCAGGAGCATTGTCATTTCTCTTGAAGATAATACCTTGTGCAAATTCCTTTGTTTGTTTTTCCATGATGTTATTTTTTAACAAATATAAATTAAAGATTTGAAATAAAAAAATTTAAATCGTGACAAATAATCACACTTTCAACCCTCACTTTATTACAAATTTAAACTAAAACAACCCTAACTTTGTAACAAATACTATTATAAATTTGTTACAAAAATCACATTATAGTAGAAAATATTCTACAAAAAATGCGTTTTAGTGGAAAATAATCGGCAATTTATACCCGATAATGTGTTAAATTCCATTAATTATATCGGATTATAACCGATAAGGTATTATATTTCCGACATAACTTGTCATTAATTGCACATCTTACCTTGCAAAAAGTGTAACATATTGCACTTTATCCTTTGAATTTATGTAGTGTAATATGCCGAGCGAAGTAAACATGATTACAATTCTGATTAAATTGTGCAAGTTGATTAATAACATATCTCGTAGTTATCTCATCAGATAACAATCCGATAGACATTTCCTTCTTAGTATCCATTATCATTAATATTACTTCATAATACTCACTCATTGTCATGATCGTAATCTTTACCTAAAGTTTTATCAATTATGATAATCGTAGTTATCAATAATATTGCAGATATTACTGCAACTGATAATAATATCATATTAGCCATTTTAAACCGATTTAAAGCGTTTTATTATTTGAGTAGTACATTGATATCAATTTGCAATTAAAGTAGCGTAATTGTCAAGCAAATGCGTTACAGAATAGTTTTACCCTTAACGAATACTACCTCTATCTTCCCATCTTGTTCAACTTGGCTTTTCTCTACCAAGCCATTTAGCCTTTGAGTAATAGAAGGATTATACTGTCCAATCATACCTCCATTTATTTGATCATTTCTTATTTCATCCTTTATGTGCGTACAGATACTACGATAATCATCGTATGCTCCTTCAGGATTAGTAAAATAATGATGAACTGTAGCCTTATGTATATTGAAACAATACACTTTAAACCCTTCAATAGTTAAAGGAACTTCTAATGGCTCTTTAACCATTTCGCCTGTTCTTTGGCATAATTGATACTTATAT